CCTCGACCTCGACCGGCACACAGCCGGCGGTCTTCGCAGCGGCAGCGAAGAATTCGGATTTGCTCAGAGACACGGTGCGCACCTCTCAAACGGGCGGACAGGCGGGCTATGATCCCGCGGTGAAGGTCGGCTTGCTCGTGTTGGTGATGGCGAACGTGACAGCCAGCTTGTCATCGGAATCGCGCTCGATTGACTCCCACTCGACGGAGCTGACGAATCCGGTCCACACCAGCGTTGATTTGGTCGCTTCGGTGTCGATCAGCGGCGTGCTGAGTTTCCAGTAGTATTCCGTGCCGCTGTCAAAGAATCCGATCAGCGTGTTGTACTGCGTCTTCGTGAAGTAACACCGGAAGCTGCCCTCGCCGGGGTCGATCATGCCGGCAGTGCGCTTGATGATCTTGTCCGTCGATTCCAAATTGGTATTGGGCGACGGCTGGCGCTTGGGGGACGCCGGCATAATCGCGATCAACTCGGCGAGGTCCGTGAAGGTGGATACGCCGTCAGTGTCGTAGCTGAGCAGCGATCCGGCTGGGTGGGTATGTGTCGCCATAACTCCTTTTCAGGCAACTAGGTCGCCTGCTCCTTGGCTTTCTCCGCTTCCAGCCGCGCCGCTTCCAGCGTCGCCTTCCGCAAGGCCCGGCACTCCAGGATGATCTTCGCGATCGCTGGCCCGCGCTCCGGCGCCGCCTTCTCGACCGCTTCCTTGACCTTCTCCGGCCCGTTCACCTTGGCCCACTCGATCAGGTCATCCGGGCGTGCGTTGAAGCCGACGACGACCGAGAAGGCGACTTCGTACTCCTTCGAGCTGATGCCCGCGTCGGCCATCTTCTTCGCCAAGGTCGCCATCGCGGTCACTCCGTCTCGTCGTGGGCGATCGACACTTCCATCGTCACGCTGAATTCCCCGATGCCCTTGCCAGAGGTCGGCGGCGAGTAGCCATCCTGTTCGATCTCCACCCGCATCTGCTGGACGCGGATCGCGTTGTTCATCAGTCCGCGGTGGAAGCCTTCGACCCGCTGCCGCACTTCCCTGGCGACCCTTCGCGTCGCCTTTCGATCCTTGCCGTAGAAGACCAGCTCGACGATCACCCGCGGAAGCCGATCCAGCGAATCCTCCAGCCGCCTGTTGTCCCGTCGCGTGTCCACCCGGCTGTAGACGCCGTAACTCTGGCCGGTCCCCTTCACGTCCTGAGTAGTGGCGTCTTCCGGGTAGAGCCGGTCGCCAATCTCAGCTGCGACGGTGCTGTCGGCGAGGAGGAAGGCGACAAACGAATCCTCCATGTCTTCGGTTGCGGCCACTTCAAGGACTCCGGCCAGCCGCCACGTTGGCGATTCCTTGCTGTACGCGGTTGGCAAACAAGCCGGTCGCGTAACCCCTCATCGTCGCCCACGTCCGGGACAGGAACGGCCGAGCCGCCGCCGGCCCCACCCGCTTGCCGAGAATGAACGAGTTGCCAGCAAACCACCGCATGCCGCCCCTTCCGATCCCGCCGATCTTGCCGAGCGGACCGGAGAGTGCTTTCTTGTTTCGGATGACCGATGCCTTTCTTCCGCGCTCAATAATATGCGCGTATTTCACTGGGTCGCGAAACCTATCGACTGTGACGCCCTGTAGCCGCCCTGGGCTGGATAACACCAGGGCCAAACTTCGCTTGTAACCTCGCGCCGGCCCGACCAGTCCGACCGTCGTGCCCGAGGCCCGATAGGTCTTCACCTTGCGACCCATCGAAGCGGCCAGCAGTCCCGATTGCCGCGACACGCGGCTCTTGGCGTCGCGCTGGAGCGGCTTGGTCGCCACGTCCATCGCCTTGCGGCAGATCTTGCCGCGCACGCCTTGCTTGAGGTTGTCCATCCGCTGCATTACTTGCTGGACACCCTGTAGCTGCGCCGTGATTCGCCAACTCGCTGCCACCGTTCACGCCTTCTGTTCCTTGCACAGCAGTTCCAGGTAAACGCATGGCCGATCCGTCAGTTCTCCCGATCGCAGAATCACCCGATGCGTCACTTCCGACTTCACTTGCGCGGCTTCCCAGAACTCGCGCCCCTTGAGCGACTTCACTTCGGCCCATCGTCCCGCGATCTCAACCGGGAGGCGAATGGGCTGGTTTGCGCTGTCCTTCGTGCTCGTGTCCCAGCGGCAGACCATCACCCGTTCATCCAGCCGGCCCGCCTCGACCTTTTCGTCGCTCTCCTTGATCGTGTCGATCTCCAGCACGCGACCGCGGAACTTCAGGCAGTGATGCTTCTCCGTGATCCGCACGTCTCACCCGCCTGCCGCTAGGGCGCCGGGATGCTGGCGAACACACTGCCGCAGGAGCCACCGAATCATCGTCAACCCGCCATCAGGGTCACTTCCAGCGCGTCCGTGCCGGTGCCAGCCAGGGCGATGTTCTTCGCCGATCCGCTCACGTCCGGCGTCGTGTCATTCGAGTACCCCAGCACCCACGCGCCCGGAGCAAGCACCTCGCGCCAGTTGGCGCCGCCGAGGTTGTAGCCGTTGCTCCCACCCGGCGTTAGCGTCACGTTCGCCGCATTCGTCGTCGGCGCCTTGAACTTCCAGCACTGGACCTTCAGCCCGGTGAAGTCCACCGTCGCGCCGCCGTGCGTCATGGCGGTCAGGTCGATCGTTGCCGCGCCGGCCACCATCGCCTTGTTGAAGATCGCCGCCTTCGTGCATGCCGGCGTGCTGGTCGCATTCAGCGCGTGCGCGTCGTTGTACCCAGTGTGAACGAGCGGCTGGACCGCCTCGACTGCCGGGTTCGTCGCCGTGTCCAGCGTCTCTTCGACCGTCACCTGGCCGGCGATGCTTGCCTTGTAGGAGGCCGCCATCGGTCAGCCTCCCTTACGACACGCTCGGGTTGAGCGTCGTTAGCGTTCCGTCGGTCGCGCCGTCGCGGTAATTGCCGTAAGCCCAGGCGTCCAGGTCGCCGTCGTCGCCGCCGCCGTCCGCATCGGCGCCGGAGCCGAAGACGTAATTCTTCGTCATCACGTTCTTGCCGGGGCTCGACTGCCACGTCGCCCACGGATCGGTCGCGCCGTCGCTGATAATCAGGTTCGTGTGGAACGAGGAGCCGTCACCGGGCGACGCAATCTGCTCGAAAGCGATCGCGTCCGCTGCCGAGTGATCGAAGATGCAATTCCGCACTTCCAACGTCGAGCACCACACGATGTCGCTCTTGCCGTCCGCCAGATCGGTAAAGAGGCAGTTTTCGATCAGGTGATGCTTCGTGCTGGTCGCGATGTTGATGACATCGGCGTTGGTCCGCGTCTCCATGTCGAAGATGCAGTCGCGGCAGGTGAACCGATTGGCGCCCACGTCCAGCAGCTCGGTCCCGTCCGAGGTGTTCGCGACGCCCTTCGTGAAGAAGAGTCCCTGGAGGGTGATTCCGTCCGCCGTGATGTCGGCGGTGTTCACATCGTCAGTGTCGTTCGCGATTTCGACCTGGCACGTCCGCTGCCCCGGAATGTAGTTCACCGGCTGGACGGTCAGGTTCGCCACGTCCATCGCGAGGGCCGCCGTCACCGTGTAAGTGCCGGGGTAGAGCAGAACGCGGTCGCCACCGGTCGCCAGGTTGATCGCATCGACGATCGTAGTCGGATCTTCCTTGCTCCCGCTCTTGGTTCCCGAGACGCCGGCACTGGCGTAAATGTCAACCGGCACCCCCGCGGCGGCCCGTGCGCCGCGGAGGTACGAATTGTCGCCTTGGGCGCGAGGCGCGGCGCCGGTCGAAACGACGGCGACCCCGTAAACGAAGGTGTTTCCTTGAATGACGACATTCACCGGCACTTGCGCGCCGAGGTCGATGGCCGCATCATCCCAGGTGTTCGTCGTCGAGCCGCCGTCGAAGTAGTTTCCGACGACGTTCAGATTGTCGGCCGCGCCTTCGACCGTGATCGCACTGTCCGGCCCGTTGGCGGTCACGCGGAAACGGCAGAATGCGATGATGGAATCATCGCCGTCCGCCGTGACCGTGATATTGTCCAGGTCGTTCGTGCCAAGATCGAAGTGACAGCCCCGAACGATGGTTCGCGCCGCCGCGATGTTGATGTTCGCGGTCGCCGCCGCCGTCGCCTCATTGAAGTAGACGTTTTCGATGAGGCAGTCGGTCGCGGTGAAGCTGATCCCGTCCACCGTGCCGTTGACCGTGATCTCCGGCCGGTCAATACCTTCCCCGAGGCCGATGATCGACACGCCGGCCGTGCTCACCGTCACAACCGCGGTGAGGGTTTCGGTGTGACCGGGCAAGAGGAAGATTTTGTCGCCCTTGTTCGCCTCGACCTTGGTGAGTGCGTAGGCGAGCGTGGCGTAGGGACTGGCCCGATCCTGGCCGTTGTTCGTCGTGTCGCTGCCAAGGCTGTTGTGGACGAAGTATCGCTTGCCGCCGGAGACCAGCAGGTCTTCGGCGCGGAAGTTCTCGCCCGGCGTCCGCGTCAGCAGCGTGTATTGGAGCGGCATTCAACAACCCTCATGCGTAGCTGCCCCACCCCTCGATCGCGAGCAGCCGGCACACGGCTGCAAACTCGTCCTTGCTCGGCTCGCGATTCTTGTACATCCAGCCGATCACCAGCCTGATCGCTTGCTTCACAACCGGGGGCACCGATCCGGCCGGCGTGTCAGTCGAGAGCCCGTAGCCGCAAATGAACCGAATCGTCACCGGCATGCGGCGGCTAGACAGGTCCGTCGGCCAGTCCTGATCCTCAGCCAGCTCAACCGTTCCCGGCGCCCGCCACGGCGTATCGACCAGATACAGGCTGGTCGAAAGCGTCTGCTGCACTTCGTCGTCGTCGTAATACTTCACCGACGACACGCTTATCAGCGGCGGGCGCGGCAGCTTCAAGGCTCCGCACCAGAACTCGGCCACCGGCAGATCAAACGTCGCCCTGAGAATCTGCTTCGCCCCAGGAATCTCGTCCTGGCAGAACTCTTGGGCCGCGATCACCAGCGCCGCGATGTACTCATCCTCTTCCGAGTGATCGACCTTCAGATGCAGCTTCGCTTCCGCAGTCGTGAGCACCTGCCCGGTCGCGCTCGGAGCCGTGACTAGCTTCAGGTCGCCAATCAGGTCGGCATGCACGAGCGGCTGAATATCCTCGCCCGCCATGTCGTGCTCCGTCAGTGCGTCAGCGCTATCCCTTGTGCGCCATTAGCGAGAAGGATCTTCTTGGCAGCCTGCACTTCCTTCTCGTTGTCGATCATCTTCAGGCCGGCTTGCAGCATCTTGCGGCACAGCCGCAGGTCGTGCGTCGGGCCGGTCAGCCTCACCTCATGCCCCTTGAGCGTGTCCACCTCGATCGTCAGCTTCAGGATCATCCGGCCACCCCCGCCAGGTATTGCTCCGCTTGCTCGCGAAGCGCCGGGCTCATGTAGGGGGCGACCTGCGCCAGCGATTCGCTGAGCGAGCCGCGAAGGTGGAAATGCTGCTTGAAACCCAGCACGCGCACCTTGCGATCCCTGTAGTGCTCGTCCACCCAGGACAGCTTTTCGTCGCCGCGGTGGAACGTCGCAGGGTCGTGCTCCGTCTCGCGGAAGGGCGCCACTTGCCCCTTGGTCCAAACCGTGAGGAAGGCAAACGGTTCGGAACCAAACTCGACCGCGTGGACCGGCTCGCTGTTCGTCCTGGCCGCGTCGTCCACGAAGAGGACGCGGCCAGGGAAGTCCAATCGCATTTCTCAGGTCGCGATCGGGTCGAGCACGCCCTGGCGGTCGCCCACGTCCACCGAGTAGTTCTCGGCGAGCACCGCGCTGGAGCCGACCGTGATATTGGTCGTCGCATTGCAGCCGAGGGCCGCGCCCACGACGTTTCGCGCCACGATGCCGGTGGTGTTCGCCGGCAAGTTGATGCAGGCGTCGGCATCCGTGTCGGCGTTCTGGATGTAGTTGTTGAGGATGAGGCAGTTCGTGAGTGCCCCTGTCCCGCCGATTGCGGCCGTTTCGTAGAAACCGTGGAACACGCAATCGCGAACCACGCAGCCGTCCGGCGTTCCGTCGGCAAAACTGATGCCGTGGGTATTCGCCGCGTCCTTGTCTTGGAACCAGCACCCCTCGACGACGAGGCGGTCGGAGCCGGTCGCGGTTGCGCCGAGAATCCAGATCTTCGCGTTCTCGTCGGTCACTGGTGCGAGGAATCGGCAGTTGCGGATGGTGCAATCGTCCGCATTCACGTCAATGACAGCCGCGAGGTCCGCGACGCTCGCCTCGAATTGCAGGTTTTCGATTGTGATGTTCGCAGCGTCGATGTCCACGTCGGCGGTTGCGATCGTCGTCAGGTCCACCTTGGGCTGCAAGGTGCCACTGCCGATTCCGCGGACCGTGATGCCGGCAACATCCAGGTCCAGGCCACCGGCCGCCGTCACGGTTTCGACGTGACCGGGCAGTACCCAGATGATGTCGCCAGCGCTCGCCGTGCAGAGCGCGACCGCCGCGTCGATGGTCGTCAGCGGCGCGTCCGGCGAGTAGCCGTGCGCAGCCGAGGTGCCAGCATTCGCGTGGGCCGAACCGACGAAGAAGTGGCTGCCGATGGGATGGTCCGTCACGAACCGCATCGTGTTGCGAACCCGAGTCTGGTTCGGCCCGTTCGTCGAAGGCATGATTCACTCCCTATGTGCAAAGCCCGTGATCCGTCCGGCTTCGGTTGCCCTTCAGGCTGCGCCTGGCTCTTGCAAGGTCCGGCAAACGTCCAGGCCGCCACGAACCGCAGGCTCAGTTCTTGCAGTAGGCCGGGAACACAGCCCGCGCCACGTTGGTCGTCGGCATGTCCCAGTGCAGATCCTTGAACTCCGAATTGAGCCGCCGCAGAAACTCCTCTTCGTGCTCGGAGTCGGGCACCGGGTTCATGTCGAGGAACTTCTTGATCCGGTTGACCTTTTGCAAATCGCCAGGCGTCTTCACGCCCGTCTTGCGGTTCACATGCTCCTTGGCGACGAGATTCAGCGGGTGCGTGCTCGGCTGGTTCGGCAGCGAGCAGTCGGCGAAGGGCGATGCTTCGGCAGCGCTGGTGTCCAGTTCGCCCGCCGCGATCTTCTCGCGAACGGCGATGAAGGCTTCCGCCTTGCGATAGGCGTCCAGCGCGATGCGCTCGCCACCGACCTGCATCGGAGCAGCGGCAACCGCCTTCGAGTAAATCTCGAAAGCCAGTTCGTCGAGATTCGCCTGCGCCGCCGCAGCCTTTGGTTCCGAAGCCATGAATCCAATTCCTCAAGAGGGCGATACGGCGAATGTCACGAGATCGCGGACAACGGGGTCGTCTGCGGGAAGCGACCGCCCATCAGGATCGCCCATGCCGAAATGAGGCAGGCGTTGTTCACCTCGTCGCCTTCGATGCGGATGGTGAGCCAGTCGAAGCCGCCGTCCACGTCCAGGTCTTGCGCCTGCACGTCGATCGCCAGCAGGAAGGCGCTGGTGTTCGTGTCGGTCCCGACGATGAGCGTTCCGCCCGATGGCGCGGACGAGCCGACGCCGAGGATGTCGTCGGCGGTCGTGAGCCGGCCGGAGGTCCAGACGGTTTGCGACGTGAGCGTCCCTTGCTTGTACCAGTACGGGAACAGGGCGCTGACCGCTTTGGCGTCGGAGCCGGTGGCAACCGTCGCCTGGACAATCTGGAAGCCGAGGGTGTCCACGTCTTCCGTGCCGTACTTGGCGATGAGGAGCAGGGCGCGGTCGTAGTGGGTCAGCTTGACCCAATCGCCGTCCACATCCGTGTCGGCGTCGGCCTGATTGAGCAGGGGAATGATGTCCATGCCCCGCCCGAAGAAGGTGTCGTTGAATTCGGCCATCGTCCTGCCTCCGAAGAGTCTGGTGAATCACCACTGCGGCGAGGCCGCGTTAACGGGCGGCGATCGCGACAAAGTTGCTCTGGGTGTTCGCGGCACCCTTGTACGGCGTGATCGCGCTGGTTTCCCACGGGCCGGCATCGACCCGCACGATGAAGCGAAGCGCCAGCTGGTCCGTGAGGAACTGGACGTGCATGCTCACCGCCTGCGCCACGCCACCCTTGCTGATCGACACAATCTGGCCCATGTCGGCGGCCAAGAGGTCGCCAACGTCGCCCAGCGTCGGGTTGAACTCGGTCGGCAGCATCGGGCTGCCCATCAGGCTCGCGTAGGGCGAGGTCGAGAGGCCGCCCGGAGGCAGGTAGACCGTCACGCCGGCCGCGCCGATCCCGAGGGTCATCAGGTGCAGTTGCGGCCCGATGTCCTGGTTGTGCAGGAACACGCGGCGGGACAGGCCGCCCGCGTAGAACCGGCTGTGCATCTTGACGACGTTCTCGGGCAAGATCGTGTCGGCGAGCTGGCCGGCTTCCGCCGAGATGCTGATGAGGGACGGGAAGTTCAGCATGCCAAGCGGCTGGCCGGCGCCCGTGCCGTTGACCAGCGAGTCGCCGAACATGAAATTGAACTCTTCGCCCGCCTTGCGAGTGACGTACTCCTGCAGGGCGAAGCCGCCGTCGTCCAGCAGCTCTTGCGTGAGGTAGACGAGCACGCCAGCCTTCTTGAGCTTCAGGGTGACTTCGCGAAGCGTCGGCTTGCTGGCGGTCAGGGCAGCGCCTTCGCCAGCGAGCCAGTAGCCCCGCATTCCGCCGTGCCGGCTGCCGGTCGCCCGGCTGGTCTCGGCGTTGGCGAGGAACGTCATGTTGTTGCCGGTGACGGAGTAATTGTCCGTCCGGCCCCACAGATCGTTCGTGTAGATCCGGTCGATGATGCCGCGGGCGAACTCCGGCATCACCGTGTAGCCGCCGTCGGCGCCCTGGCCTTCGGACATTCCGAGGACCGCGGCGTGCTTATTGATCGGCGAAAGGTGAGCGTTGTGGCGCTCGCGGAAGCTGGAGTTGGTGTGATTCTCCAGACCGTCACGCACGAAGTCGGCGAACGAGGTGAAGCCGCCGGCCTGAGCCCACGGAGAATACCCGAGCTGCTTGAGCAGCCGGGTGTTCTGCTTGCACTGCTGCTTGTAGGACCGACGCATGACGGCATCGGCCGCCTCGCCGACGCGGAAGCTGATCTCTTCGTCGGTCTCCTCGAAGAACGAGGTGACGCGACCCTGCTCGTCACGCCGCTCGATACGGTTCGGAGTCGCGGCGTCGGCAGTCGTGTGCCGGCGAGGAGTGGCCGGGACGGTCGCCACGGTGCGGCGATCGCGCTCTTCGGCCGCCTCTCGCTCCCGGTCGGCGGCAGCCGTCTCGCGATCCAGCGCGGTGCGCTCGGCTTCGCGGGCCAACCGATCCTTCTGGTCGGCGATGGCCTGGACGACCTTGGCGCGGTCGGCCTTGAGCTTGTCGTGCTCGGCACGCTGGTCGGCGGTCAGCTCGTCGTGTTCGAGCAGCGCGTCGATCTTGCCGTCGATTTCCGCGAGGCGAGACTGCAATTTCTTGAGCTTTTCCACCGGGTAGCTCCCATCCTGGGGCCAGTGAGCCGGTGGAAAACGAGAAACGCCGTTGCGTTAAAGGTCCACCGGCAAGGTTCGCTTGCCAGTAGCCTCAAACGCACGGCGTTCGAGATGCTACTAATCCTCGCTTCGGGTCGCCGCAGCAGGGCTACGGGTCGCTTTCGCGAGGGGTAGGTCGGGTTGTAAGGCAGCAGTCTTTCGACCGCACTTGAATACTACGAATAGTGCGGGGTCGATGTCAAGAAAAATTTTCATCACATCCCGCCGAGTGACCGCCGCTCCCGGACGATGAGGTCGGCAAGCTCCTTCATCCCTTGGCGCAGCACACGGGATTCCTCAATAGGCAGCCGCATGTCTTCGACGATGGCGGGATTGTCCGCGACGGGCTGCTCGGTTCCGGCGGCCAGCCGAACCAGATGCTCGCGCGCGGCATTCAGCACTTTCCGCGCAGCGCACTCCGCGTCATCAAGCGACTGGTGTTGCCGCTCAAATTGCTCGCGCGCGTGCCGCGCGTCGTCGCACTTCTTGATCGCCTCGCGGACCGCTTCGCGCATTGTTTTCATCCTGACCACGGGCGTTCGAGATGCTTCACGTTGTCGGCGCGCGTGCCCGAATCGACGCGGCGATCGACGACGGCGGGCGCGTCGGCTTCCGGTTGCGGCCGAAACATCGCCAGCAATTCTTCCAGACTTGGCCCCTTCGTCTTTGGCTGCTTGAAAGGCAGCAACGAGGCGGTGATTATTGGCCGCTGCTGGCCGACGATACTGACGGTGATTTCCTGGACGTATGGCGTCATGTCCGCGCCGTCGATCAGCAGTTGCCCGCGACCCTGCGCGTCGCACGTCAGCTCCAAAACGCCAACCTTCATCTTGAGCATTTCGACTTCGAGGACGCCGACCTTGCCAGTCAATGCGGCCATCACGCACACTCCTTGCAAACCCACGTCAAGGACTCACTTCTCAGGCACATACGCAGCTTCCCGCAGCCGATGCACTGCGCTTCCGTCCGCTCCGCACTATCCGGCTCGGGCGTCACCCTGCGAGCGATACGCAGGATGTCGGACAGCTTGGCCCACTGCTCGTCGTTCAGCGGCACGCGGTCGAGGAAGGACCGCAGGGAGACCAGGGCAGCAACATTCGCCGGCCATTCGATCGGCTCCCCTTCCGCGCCCGGCGTTTCGATGCAAACGATGTCCGCCAGGTTCATGTACCAGACCTGGCGGGGGCTGATGACGGGGAAGAGATTGGCTTCAGAGGTTCGCAACGTCGATTATTCCACTCGGGCAAGGTGCCTTCGGATCGCCATACAGAATTTTCAGCTCCTCAATCATCGCGTCGATCTCGGCGTTGATCTCTTTCGCTCCGCACTCGCACAGGTCGGAAAGCGGGTAGCCGTTCGCGGCGTTGAACTCGTTACTCGCCATCGGGCAGCTGGTAAGACCTGAGCGCTCGTTGTAGTGCTCGTGCTTGGCGCGTTCCAGAAGATCAAGCAGGCGTTGCAATAGTGGCATCATTCAATCCGGTGGAATCGCTCTGGCCCACTGCCCGCCAGCGAAGTAATCAAGTCCAAAAATGGCGTGCGGGCTACTACCCAAATCAGTCACCCGTGCCTGGGTATACTGCCTGCCGGTCAAGTCGGTGAAGTGAAGCCGCAGCAACCACAGCCATTCTCCGGCAGCACGGCGATACCAATAGGTGCCGTCTTCGGTCGGAATCGCGTTGCTCCAACTCATCCCGCCCTCGCCTTCTCATGCTCATGCCGCAGGCGAAGCACCTCAGCCGACGCCTTCTTCTGCCCCGACTGCCCGCCGCCGAGTAGCTTACTGAAGAGATCGTCTATGGTCATCGCCCTATCGGCCATGCCAGCCGCAACCGCGTCATCGGCGTTCAGTAGCCGACCTTGCCCGTAGTTCTCGCGCACGTTCTCCAGCGTCGTTCCCCGGTTGCGCTTGAGCGCTCCCAGGAACTTCGAGTAGGTGACGTTCACCGATTCCTGGAAGTGCGTGCGTGCCTCTTCGGTGAGCGGCGCCCACGGCGCGCCCTCGACCTTGAACTTGCCGGCGTGAATCGCCGTGACGCTGATTCCTTCCTTCTCCAGTGCCTTCGATTCGTCAACGTGGATGGCGTAGACGCCGACGCTGCCCACGTCGCCGCCCGGAGTGACGGCGAGAAATTCGGCGGCCGAGGCGATCCAGTAGCCCGCGCTCGCCGCCATGCTGTTCGCGATGGCGTAGATGGGCTTTTGCTCCCGAGCGTTGTAGATTTTGTCCGACAATTCTTCCGTTCCGTAGCTGCTTCCCCCTGGACTGTCGATGTCCAGCACGATCGCTCCGACGCTGTTGTCGGCCAGCAGGGCATCGAGGGCGATGCCGACCTCTTCGGTGGACGTGCCGCCCGTCTTCGCCATGTTCGAGGTGTAGCGCTGCTCGACCGGCCCGAGAATCTGAATGGCGCCGACCTTGCCCTTGACGGCACGGACCGCCTTGCCGCTCTGGGCACGCTTGGCTTCGTCGGGGTGATCGACGCCGGAACACTCAATGGCGCGGGCCGGCGCCTGCGCGGCGAAGTCGAGCCGGGCGCGACGCTCCAGCACCACCTCGCGGGACGAGGGGCAGGGGCGGATCGTGGCGACCTTGAGGACCGCCAACTTGAGGGCGGCGGGGTCGCAGAGCCAGAGGGTGTTGTGGAGGGAGGAAAGGCTAACCATCCTTGGACTCCTTGAAGTCGGGAAGCTCCATTTCCTTCGCAACGAGATCGGCAATGTAGCAGTCGGTCGGCCCGTTGTCGGCCAAGAGCTCGGGCGTGAACGGGACCAGACACCCAAGGGACCGGACGCGCAACGTGATCGTTCGCCAGACTGCCCGCTCCGGCGCCGGCAATTGCGGCACGATCTTCGGGCGCACTCCCAGCAGGGCGGCGACGGTCCCGAAGAATTTGCGTCGGTCAAGCATTTCCCAGAATCCTCTCCACAATCCCCGCCGCCCGCTCCGACCATTTCGCCAGACGCTCCGCAAACTGCTGCGGCGTATCTGCACTATAAGCGGCCGACAGATCCTGGCGGGACTGACGGCAAATCTCGTCGGCTTGCTCCGTAACGTCGAGCGAGATACCAGCTGCCGCGGCAGCGTGCGCGGCCGGCTTCAGCGCCGCCGCGACCTCGCCCTTATGCTTCGGGTAGAACGTCCCGACCCACTGGTCGAAGCGGTTTCCCTTGGCAGCACGCTCAACAGCATGCGCTTCCTTCGTGAGCAAGCGTCCCAGAGCGTCGGCGAGGACCGCGCGAGCTGCTTCGCGTGCCAACGCCTGATTCGCTTCGCCGCTTCCACCAGGCCCAGGAAGAAGAAGCTGGGGTCGGCTGTCATCTGGCAGGCCAGCGCGGCTTCGGTCGCTGTTTCGCTCATCGCCCTTTTCCTTCGCCGGGGCCGCTTCCGTCGCCGCCGGCTGCTCCGGCTTGATCGCGGACGGCGACGGCAATCCCTTGTGAATCCGCTCCAGGGTCGTCATCGCCCCTTGCTGCATGTGCTGGTCGCCAGCCGGTCCCATGCTCGGCAGGTTCTCCATGCGGCGCACGTCGTTCGGCGAGAGCCAGCCAGTGTTGATCGCCTTCTGGTACGCATCATAGCGCTTGGCAGTGTCGCCGCGGAGAAGGTTCGCCAGCAAATGCTCGAAGTAGAACTTCTTGCGATCCTGGCGATTCAGCAGCTTGAGGTTGCACTGCTGCTCCCAGCGCAAGAGCCAGGGGAGCAAGCAATAGATCACGAATTCGATGCCCATTTCCTCGACGTTGCTGTGCGTCGCCCGCCCGAGCTCGGCCAGCATGTGCGGCGGGAGACGATACCACCGGGCAATCTCCAGGACGTTGTGACGGCGGCTTTCCAGCACTTGCATATCGCGCTGGGAGAAGTCGAGCACCTGCGCCTTCGCCTCAGCGGGCAGCAGGCCGACGTTCGCCTTGTCGGGGGCGCCGTGCGCCTCGCGCCATTCCTCGCGATACGTTCGCCGCTTCGTGGCATCCCCGACGCCCGGTGCGAAGATGATGACGGTCGGCACGTTGCCAGGCCCGAGCCGCGTCGCCGCCTGATACTCAGTGCCCAGGCCCATGCCCATCGACTCGCGCGCGTAGTCGATCACGCCGCGCCCCCACACGCCATCGTCGGGGAACACGCCCGGAACATGCAGCATGTCCCGCGATCGCATGCCGACCGTAGTGCCGTCATCGTTGTAGACGGTGTAGGGATACTCGTCGGCCATGCGCTCGCCGCGCTTGTTCACCGTGCTGGCGTGGGTCGGCCATACCCGGCTCGGATGAATCGGCCAGAGCTCCCTCACCGGACTATTCGGGTCGCGCTGATTCTCCCGCACGATTTCGGCGAAGCCGTTGCCCCAATTGACTTGGTGCATGGTCCGGCCTTCGCGGAACGCCATCGCGCCCATGTCTTCGTTCGGCTGGAACTTCATCAGGTCGAACAGCGGATTCTCGGCGGCCGGCTGGCGGTCGCCGTTCGGCAGGCGCTCGTACAGAAACAGCGGCAGGGATGCGACGGTTTCCGCGATGATCCGCGAGGCGCACCAGCACGCCGAGTAGGTGAGCGCGCTTTCATGGCTGATGCGCACGCCGGCCTTGGTTTGCCGCATGCCATCCAGCAGGGGCCGCCACGCTTCGGGATCATCGAGAGGTAGGTTGCGCGTTTGCTTGGCTGGCGGCCCGAACAGAAACGAGATCATTCATCGCCTCCGTGCGGCTCTGACGGGCCAGCGGCCCGAAAGTGCTTCCATACCAGCGCACCGAAGACAATCCCGCCTGGCACGATCATTCCGAGCGGCAGCCAAGCAAGGCCGAAGCCGATCGACATACAGATGAACGCGCCCGTGCCGACAAGCTGCTCCGTCCGGCCCATCTTCAATCCTTGAACATGCCCGGTTGAATCCAGTTCGAGCTTTCCCCCTGCCGTTGCATTGCGCGGGCGAGGCTGAGACACCCCGCCGTAATGCCGTCGATCTTCTCGCTCGACTGATCCTTCGACGGCTTGATGAGACCGCCCCGCTGCTCCGACGCGCAGTTGCTCGCCATCCAGCGCAAGACCGGGTTGCCATCGTGGTGATAGCGCCCGGCCACGATCAATTCGATCATTTCTCGGAACGGCTGCGACATACTAATAATACCAGCTGGCATCGAAACTACAAAGGATTCCCCGAAATGCGCCATGAGGGCGGTCGCCATCCACCCGCCCTGGAAGCCCCTGTCAATCCCAATCTCGCGCAAGTCGTACTTCTCCGACAGTTCCTTGATGTCCTGCAACACCACGTTGTAATCGACCACCTCGCCCGGCGTCGTCCGCACCCACCCCTGCCGCCGCCAGTAGTCGATGAGCTCCGTCATCCGCTGGTCGCGCCGCACCGGCCGCTCGGGCAGCCAGAAGAAGGGGAGAATTGAGCACGTCGATCGCACCAGCGTCCGGGGCGGCGCATTTTCCTGCCCCTCTTGCGCCGGCAACTCGATCACCTCTGAATCGTCGTGCGGGAACGTCAGCACATACGCGGTAAAGTCGGACGTGGCGCCGATGTCCAGGCCGCCCCAGCAGCCGCGACCCTTGAACCACTCCATATCGAAGGTTTGCTTGCAACCGTCCCAGCGGTCCATTGGGATTGCCTTGACCGCGCCAGCCGTCCAGATGCAGAAGTTGAGCCGCTGGACGATGCCTTCCTTGGCCGGAATGCCCTTCGCTTCCGCCACTTGCTCGCGGAGGTATTTGATCGGCAGGATGGTCCCCATCCCAGGATTGGCTTTCGGCCAGCACGCTTCGTCGGTCCAGTCGTCGCAATCCTTGCAGCCATCGACCGGCTGGGTATGCCCCTCGCCGCGGCACTTCTCGCACGGGTCGAGGGCGCAGACGTAAGCGAACCAGGAATCATTCTCCAGGATTCCTTCGAGGATCTTGACGCTGTACTCGCGGTGATTCCAGCACACCGTTGTACGATCGGCGCCGCTGTTGGTGATCTCAAAGATGAGCGCTTGCCGGCGCCCCTTCGTGCCGGCCCGCATCTTGTCCACGACGAGCGGCGTCGGGTGCTCATGCACTTCGTCGATCAGCGCCATGTGCGGGCGCTTGCCGTCGAGGCCGCGGTGTTCGGAGCTGACCGGCCGGAAGAAGCTCGCCTTGGCGACGTAGGCGATGTTCCCGATGCCGAGAGCACCCGGCCCGAGCAGCTTGCGCAGAGCCGGCGACGCTTCCACCATCATTTTCGCGTCGCGGAACAGAATGCCCGCTTGCTCGCGCGTCGTGGCCGCGCTGTAGACTTCCGCGCTCGCTTCGTCGTCCGCCGTGAGCCCGTACAGGCCGATTCCCCCGGCGAGGGGACTGTTGTGCGTCGGAATCATGCCCCTGCCGGCGAGATACAGTCGCGACAGCGAATTGACGGCGATGCACTTTACCGGAACGGAATCGACGGGCTCGCAGCCGACGATCATTCTTCCTGCGGCAATGGGTCGGGTAGGCGGGCGATGGCGCAGCCTATTAGACTTGCGTGAAAGCCGAAATGGAGAGCGGTCAGACCATGCCCCAAAACGAATTCTGTATTTCGGGCCGCAATCCCTGCCGTGCAGCGTGGCGCGATCAACCCCCATAGTCGGCTTGTAGCCCAGGCTGCGCGCCAACTCCATGACATCGGCAGCGAGGCGGCTATTGACCGAAGTGAACTCGACCTGGCCTTCCTTTGACGCATAGCCGTCGGTGTCCATCAGTCCTTGCAGCAGGGACATTCTCTGCTGCTCGGACGATCGCAAGTAAACGCGAGGAATGTGTTTGTTGTGGAACAGTCCGGCCTTCCGCAGCCATTCATTTAGCGAAGGGGCGCCGTTCGGCGGAACCGGAAGACCGTGGCGCCGGGCATAATCCGTTTCCCGGTCGCAGGCGCGGCACTTCCCACGGCTCCATTCGATCAGCTTTGGGTGCCCACGGCGGCAAATGATGGCATTTCGGCGACTGCCGATCCTGTATCGCTTCGCCTTAGTGCCCGTCTGGGATCGCCCGGAGATCACTTCGCATCCGACTGCTTGAAGATTCCCGACGATTTCATCGTCCGCGCACGTCAGCCGCGCGCAGTCAGAGTCGCCGTCGCCCAGCCAACACCCAAGGACATACGGGTCAACCTCCAGCCGCTTTTCCGACAACTGCAGCGGACTGGCGCAATCGACGCGATAGTTCCACCTCGCCTGCGGATGCACCGAGGAAGAGGGCGGGATTCTGTAAGTGGCGGCGATCTGCGCCGTGGTGAGCACAGCGTAACCGCCCTTGCGCGGTGCGTCGGCCGGCTTCGGCCCCTTCTTTCCATGCGACCGAAGCATTGCCACGCGCCACAAGTGATCGGCGTCAGCGATGATCTCTTGCCCGTCGGAGAAGACGACGCGATAGCACGGCCGCCCGGACATGATCTTGGAGGTAGCTAGTACGTTGCAAATGTCGCCGTTTTCATCGAAAACCGTGTCGCCCGGCTGGAGGTCGCCCATCGTCGCCCATCCTGCAGGGGTCGGGATGGGAGTGTCAACCGCGAGCGCCTTCCCATTGCCCTTGCCGATTTCGCAATACGCTGTGCGGAACCGGCGCGTCCCGTCGGCGCCCTTCCAGCCGAAGATGCTGCCTACGATGAACTTCTGAAATGGCTCCAGGTCGAACGGCTTACCGTCGAGCTCGCCGTGAGCAGGGAGACGCAGGAACGAGAAGAAACTGATTGCGTGCTCGGCAGCTTCGCGATCCCACTTCAGGCCGCGCGCCGGACCTTCCACGATGTCCCGTAAATGCCGCTCGCAGGCGAGGCGGACGAACCGGCCCGCCACGATCTCGCCAGCGACTACCGCGCGAGCGTATTGCTCCACCGCGTCCGGTGGATTAGGAGGCGCCGCGGGCTGCCTTGCCCTTCTTGCCACTTAGGAAAGCCTCGAATGGGTCAACCGTGTTACCGCTGCCAGGCAATTTGATACGGGTTCGGCTCGATGGGTCGATGCCGAACAATGCCGAGAAATCCTTGACTGCTTTCATCGCCGAGCGCTGCTGCTCGACGGCAGGATGCGACCGCTTCCCGCCGCGCTTGCTGGTGATGATCCTGCCTTCTTTCTCCAGAATCGCCGTCGCATAGTCCAGTTCTGCGCACGCTTGGCAAAATGCCGCGAAGGTGTGCCCGTCAATCTGGGTGACAACGCCGAGCTCCACGAGCCCCGGTAGAAGTGCGTCCCAGATTTTGCGCGCCGCACCCTTCAGCCAGGTCGGACGATCGGGCGTGCCGGCCGCAGGCTGCGGCTCTTTGTCATTCAGGGGACGCTCGCCAGGATTCCCCCGAAGAATCTTCAGCTTCGTCGGCGTCGGTTTCCTACCTCGCACGTCTCATTTCCTCCAGCCCGGCCAGAATGGGTACTTTTCGACACCAATTTCGCAGCCAAAAACGCGACGGGGCCGAATCGGTCTGTACGTCGCG